TTATTTAATTTCTTTATTTTTTGTGCTAAACATGTCATCAAACTTGTTGGCTGCATCATGGTCGGCTTTACGGAAAACGTGGCCATAAACATTCATTGTTATCGCTATGTCTGAATGACCCAAGCGTTCTGAAATGACTTTTGAATGTACACCTTGATTAATTAGCAATGACGCTGATGTATGTCTTAAAGCGTGAAATTTAATGGGACGTAACCCATGTTTACGAACAAAGTTGTGCCATTTGCTTGAAACATACTCTGGTCCAAATGGAGAACCAGACGAAGTAGTGAAGACAAATTGACGCTCAAAACTACCTTTCCACTCTGAACCCATTTTATCAATATTGACAACTGTCTGCTTACGCAAAGTTTTTAGAAGATCTACTACTACTCTAGGGATCGATACTTTCCGATTTGCATCCGCCGTTTTCGGTGGTGTTATTGCTTTTTGGGTTTCCTTTGTGTATACCATTTGCTGCTCAATTTCGATAATTCCCTTATCTAAGTTAATATGTCTCCATTCGAGACCACAAATTTCACCTCGACGCATACCGGTTGTTATTGCTAAAGTAACAATCGCCTTCCAAACTAGAGGTTGCGTCTCTAAGATTTCTAAAAGTTCCTTGCTCTCATCCTCATCGTAGCATTCAGCCTTAACTTTGATTTTCTTTGGATACTTCAACCCCTCCATGGGTGAGTCCTTTATAACTTTCCAGGTTACGGCTACACCAAATATATTCCGTAATATTCTGTGAAGGGATATGAGAGTAGAAGAAGACAGTTCCCCTTTGTAACTAAAAAGCCTTTTTTGGGGATCTTCTATATCACTGAAATACTGTACAATATGCATTGTTTTAATATCACTCATTTTTTTGTTACCTAAGTGGGGAAGTAGGAGAGTAAACATGTACTCGTTTAGTTCAGTTGTTTTAGGAGCATACTTTTTCCCTTTAGCAAATTTCTCTCTCCATTCATCTATGAATGCGCCAAACGTCATTTTTTCTGGTGCAATATACTGTCCAGATTCTACTTCCATTTTGAATTTAACTAGTTCTTCATTAAGTCTCTCATCCATTTTTTTTGGTGATAGTTTTTCATCGATGCGAATCGTTTTCTTTTCACGTAGCCGTTTCCCATTAGAATCGTAACCAGCTTCAACGGTCAATCTCCAAGAATTGGTCCCACGAGCTTCGATAGATGCCATGTGTTCAAACTCCTCTCAATAATTTTTTATACTGGTATATATTTAAAAATATCACCTCCAAAAAGAATGTAAGTTCGATTTAAGCAGTTATGTATGTACGGAGAAGTAAAAAAATATATTAATCAAACGAAATTTTTACCTCTACGACTTTTCCGAGAATCAAGACTTCATCACAAGGTATAAGTTCCGGCGTCATTGCAGGATTAGAGGGGATTAGCATACACATATCTCCAACCTTCTTTACACGTCTTAGAGTTGCAAAATTGGAGAAATCCTCATTAACAAATACCACAGCTATTTCATGCGGCAAAATCTCATTTTGCTTTTGAACAACGACTATGTCTCCGTCTTTTATACGATCTCCCGCCATGCTATCATCTTGTACTCGAAGTGCGAATGCCTCTTTACCTTTAAATTTATTTTTTTCAACCAGCATGTAACCTACCGCTTCTTCAATTTGATCTATCGGTTGACCGACTGTAATCTTGCCTACCATTGGGATTTTCATAAATTCGGGAGTTGCAACTTCAATCTCTTTCGATATATTTCCATTTTTGTCATAATATTTTACAACGCCGTTTTTACCTTGAGATTTTATTATTTTATCTTCCTCAGAGATATGATTCATTTTTGCGAATTCTTCCAGCGTGAGATTGCTGTCAATTATGTCATTTACAACATCTTCAAATATATTCAATGTTTCACTGAAACTTAAACTATCTAAATATTCACGAAGTTCTTCAGCGTTACTTGGGAACTCTTTAAGGTCTTCTCTTGTTTTCTCATCGATTTCGTCTTTTAAATAATTGGGATCACTCAAAATATCACTGTTAAAAACAGTCATAGTGGCTAAATGAGCTTTAATAAAAGCTTCGACATCATTAATTTGATCTAGTCGCTCTTTTATTTGCTGGGGAGCCTTTTCATAATAAGCAGCCATTACTAATTTTTTCGGATCCCCGCCAGTTATTTCTGCCAGAGCAATGTTGATCTCATCCGAAGCAGGATTTTTAGTTTTATTATTTTTTAACATAGAGATATAGGAACGGTCTATCTTTAAGCCCTTTTCCTCTTGGATTTTGGCAGCTATGTCTCCGAGAGTAAGTCCGCTGTTTTCGATATATTGACTCAGAAGTTCAGAATAGTTCATTTTCTTCCGCCTTTCCTTTATTTATAAGTAATATTACCACAGTGTTGAATGTTTATTCAACACTTTTTTGGTGTTGAGAATGAATATTTATTGACACACTGGTGTTGAAAGAATATTATGGTAACAGAAATGTGAATGAATATTTAACAAACAACATCTTTATTTGTGAAGATTCATTCACAAGAAAGGAGTGAGAGCCAGTTGTCATACTTCAAAATGCTGAACAAAGCTATTGATAAAAAAAAATTTTCTTTGAATCAAATTTGTTTTCAGCTTGCTAAGCGAGATATATGGCTTGATAGAGCAATTCTTAGCAAAATGAAAAATGGAAAAGTTCCGCCTGCTAAAGACGAACTCAACAAAGCCTTGGCCGAGATTTTGGACCTTGATCCTAATGAATTCAGAGTAGCGGCTATTAAAGAAACTATTACAGACGATTTGTTTGAACTTATTCGATCAGCTAAGTAAGGAGGAATACAGTTGAACGACATTAAAGAAGAAATTATAAATGTTCTCAAAACAGAGTTTTGCAACGTTGAACATTTCATATTGCAAAACAGACGTCTTACAGTTCCCGAGGCAGCTCTACACTTAGGTATGTCTGAAGACACAGTGCGTGTTTTGTGTAGAGAAAAGAAAATTCCTCATTACAGAGCTGGGGGATCAACTTCTACCAAAGCCAAAATTTTATTTAGAGTAGAAACCTTGGACAAATGGATGGATCAACAGGAAAAAGAAAATTGCGTTGGTTGGGAAGGAGATAGGACATGATTAATCCAATCATTCGAGGCAAAACGTTTGTTGGGGGAATTGAAGTTCCAAATATTTTAGGAGGATTCGGACCTGGTAAGAAATCTTTGCTAATTAAAAATATTTCAGAAATGCACGGTAGGGAACTAAAACACGTTAATGAAGCCATAGTCAGTAATCGTAAACGTTTTGTTGATGGTGTTGATGTGATTGATGTAAAGGGAACTGAATTTGCTGTCGATTTGGTCGACTGCGGATTTTTAACCCAAAACTCTGTGAACGCAGCGAATAACATATTCATTGTTTCCCAACGTGGCTATGCCAAACTTATAAAAATTTTCGACGATGATTTGTCTTGGGATAAATATGATGAAATTCTTGATGGCTATTTTAGAGACAATTTATCCTCCAACCAAAATCAATACTTTCCACAGGAGGATAAAGACCTGACGCATTTCAAGAGGGAAGCATACATGCTTGGTGTATCAGCGGAAATCCTTCGCTTACCTGAGAGCGGTAGATTGAAACTGTTAGGTGACTTTAATAAGCAACACGGTTTTAACATACCATTGCCAGCATATGCCGATGAGCCAGATACCAAGTCAGCAACGATCCTTCTGAAAGAGCATGGGCTACAAATCGGGGCGAAAACATTTAACGAATTTCTCATTCAACAAGGATTGTTGGAAGTGAAGGAAAGACCGTCACGGGGTAGTGGGGTCAAATATTTTAAATCTCTTACGGAGGAAGGCATTGAGTTTGGTAAAAACTTGATCAGTCCTAACAACCCAAGAGAAACAGCACCACATTACTTTCCTAATAAATTCGTTGATCTACTAAAGCGAGTCGGCTTGGAAAAGTAACTTTAATAATGTAATTCCAAAATAACATGCGGCAATGATCCGCTTCTAAGGAGAAAAATCAAATGACAATTACAAAACTGCAAAATGCTGAATTCGGAGAAGTCCTTCACATATTCGAGGTCATGGAAAAACATTCAGTGCCGTGCTCATTGGAACTCAAGTTGCGTGAGGATGCTGATCCGTTCATGAGCATTATAAGACAGTCTGTTAAGACCGATTTTGTTGAAAGAACGGCGGATGAGGGTGGGGATGCAATGCAAATATATTTGGGAGAAACAAGCCTTTTGTTCAGTGTGTCCGAATCCTATGGAAAGGAAATTACCGAATCGCAGATTTCATTGTGCATTGCAAATGAGACGTATGCAGCATGGTTTAGTACTGGGGAAATGTCGCCAGAAGCGATTGCGGATGCTCATAACTACATCGAAGATATCGAATTTGAGGATGAGGTAATGGCTGTGGACGTTCATTCTGATGATTTTGAAGCCGCATTGATATGGTTGACTGATCGTATCCGCGAAGGACGTGTCATTAAAAACGTCAAGGTGCTTGAAGATGGAAACCAGATTCTGACTGTGGGCTATACAAACAAAGGCGAATGAATATGACGCTTCCAGAACTGGCCCGTCTATGGTTTGGAAATCCGCTGCAACATTCGATTATCGTTCGCAATATCCAAAAACAATCTAAAGGGGATAGCAAACAATGAATCTATCTGAACAAGAAATCGTATTTATCCAATTCTTACGCACGCTTAATTTTGATGACATGATGGATGCTTGTGACGCAATTAGTAAAGAGAGTAAGGAGGCACGACGTAACGGACTTGAACAAGCTTATCTCGAAACAAATCCTGTAAGTGCTGCTGGATGGATTGAACGTTCGCTGAACTTGGACAAGCTGCAGGAACTGCTCGGGATGGCGAATAATGATTATCGCAATATGATTGACCCGCCACTTGAAGTAGAAAGCGAGGTGCAGGAATGAAGGGAGCTGACGGAATCTCTATAGCTCAAAAGTTGACGTTGAAGGAAGCGCGTGAGAACTTTGGTTATTCGTTTGAGGAAGTCGCTGAAAAGACAGGTATATCAGTGAAACGAATTGCTGAACTTGAGGTTGATTCTACTCATGCGGCTATAGATGAATTTGTTAGACTTTGCAAGTGCTATGACACGAACTACAATCACGTATATTCCGGTATTGCTACTGAAGTACACAATGCACGTAAAGTTGGTAAAACCACGGATTTCAATGAAGTTTCACAACTCACTCAGATCAAATTGAGGGTTGCGGAATTAATTCAAAATGTGGGAATGGATGATATGTTCACTCGCGAAGATATAGATAAAGAAATCCGTGGAATTTTCCATGATGTGCATGAGTATGAGGCTATTATCTTAAATCCATTTCTAAAAGATTGTGCAATGTTTTCCTGGGAGGTAGAGCAGAATGACATCAGAACAAAATATTGAATTGCAAGCTTATTGGGAGATGAAGAAACAGCTTCTTGAAATTATTTATCTTTTGACGAATGAAGGGACTTACAGTAACGATGAGATGAGAGAAGACGTTACAAAGGTTTTAGCAATTGTTGATGTGCGCGAAAAAGAAGCCATGTCAGCCATCACAGCGGCGTACACAGCTTCTGTTAGTCACTTTAGATAATCATTCACGGTTAGCCTTAACCTAAACTCTTGGCGGAGGTGTTAGGGCAATCAAAATCAAAGGGGCATCCCTTCGCGCAAATTATAACATCATACTTTTGAAAAGTGCAAGGGCTGCCCCCAAATTTGAGGGGGATACATGCATATGACTGTTACAACAGCACCGGAAAAGCTCAGCCGTAAGTTGAAGGTTGAGGGATTGAAAACGCGCATCCAGAATAGAGGCGTTTTTTCTGTCTTGAACAACTTTCATTTTGAAATTTCACATCTTAACGGGATCAGCAAACGTGATGCCTGGACTTATATATTGAATTTGGTTTGTGACGCTATTCGTGAGTTACCTCAAGTTGCTGGAACGAATATCAAGATCACACCAAAGTACGATGAAACTAATGAAATTGCTTCTATACTCGCTTGGCCTAGCGGATCGGAAGCTTCACAAATTTGGTACAGCAAGCCAAAGCGTATCAACGGTGCGGATATCGTTGCAGCCCAATATGATTGGGAGGGTGAGGAACTTGGAATCTAAAACGACTGTGGAGGCCGAGTCTGTAATCCATGAAATCATTCGTTCTCTTTCGCGGCCCTTCAAGCCGGATTCGGAATTTGAAGGAAAGTACCATCACATGCGCTTCCAATGGTGGACGTATGACATTTGGAACAGTGGGTTTCAAGCATCCATGATGACGTATTTAGAGTACGTAGAGCGTGATGAATTATATGAATTTGTCTCTCAGTTCATTCGTCGGATGTGTGATAAGGAACGACCTAAAGGTGATGCTGTCCGGGCTTTACTGGCCGCTGCATTCGGCACGCAAGATCAATTTGAAAAAGAGTAGGTGAAGCGGATGGCCCGGCCAAAAAAAGAGGGAATGGATTATTTCCCTCATGACACAGATGCGGTCGGTGATGACAAGGTTGAAGCTATGATGGCCTTGTATGGGAATGATGGGTACGCCTTTTATTTCATTCTTCTTGAACGCATCTATAGGAGTGCTAATGGTGAGTTGGACGTATCTAATTTCACGATTCGAACAAACCTGATCAAGAAATTAGGGATATCACAAGAGCAATTCCACCCAATGTTGGAAGCCGCCTTTGAGATTGGAATGTTTGATAGAAAAATCTATGAAACACGTCAATGTATTACCAGTAACGGTGTGAAAAAACGCCATAGTGAAGTAGAAAAAATGCGTGATAAGTGGCGATCCAAGAAGGATAAGGATGGGGAAAACTCTTCTGATTCAGGAGAAAACACAGGTGAAAACGGAGTTATCTCAGGGGATAACGAATCGAGAGAAGAGTTTTCCCCTGAGAAAAGTGCACAAAGGAAAGTAAAGGAAAGTAAATCAAGTAAAAATAATAAAAACATACGTACCAATTCACCTGACAGTGAATCGGATGATAGCGACTATTCGGACGACTTCAAACAGTTCTGGTTAGTATATCCCCGGAAAACAGGCAAGAAGGTTGCATATAACAAATGGTTGCGTCTGATCAAAGCGAAGAAAGATTCAATGCTATTGATCCAGTGTGCAGAAAATTATAGTGCTCACTGCCGGATAAACGGAACTGAAGAAAGATTCATGCTTCACGGTTCAACATTTTTAGACCCCAAGAACGAACGCTATACCGATTTCTTGGAACCTCCGGTACAAACAGCAAAGGCACCAATCAACAACAACCAGACCAAAGACAAATTCAGTCAAAATAAAGACTTGTTACTTTCACGAATGCAGGAGGGACGACATGACCGAAGAGGAAACAATCGCATTGATGTCACTGATTATTACAGCTTACCCACAGGTACAACTGAATAATGACATTGTCAACTTGTGGATAGAAATGCTTTCGGATGTACCTCAATCCGTAGCACTCCATAACTTGAAACATCACATCAAGACATCTAAATGGTCGCCAACGATAGCGGATATCCGGGCTAATACATCCGCGGCGAATAATCTTCTGCGGGTAGAGACGCAGGAACGGTTGCGGCTAATGGAGTTTTGGGAACAGAACGCGGTACCGCTTTTGAAAGACGGTAAACCGAATGGATAACCTTTTCAACCCACAAGCAGAACAAGCGGTCCTCGGGTGTATCCTACTGGATCGGACACAGGATACCGTGGCACTTGCAGTCACAACTCTAACAATTAACGACTTTTCAGCAAAGCATCAACCCATATTTGAATCCATCGTAGACCTTCATGAAGGACAGAAAGCCGTTGACTTAATCACGTTGTACACCCATTTGAACGCCAAAGGGATAACGGGTGATGGAATCGGGTTGAAGTATCTTGGAGAACTGGCAGAAGCGGTACCAACAACGACCAATGTACGGGAGTATATCGCACTGGTTCAAGATGCCGGAATAAAGCGGCAGGGATTACGGATGCTGGATGAACAGCGGCAATTGCTTGAACAGTCTTCCGATCCATTAGAAGTGATTGCAGGGATAAAAGCTGGAGCAGAAGAGTTGTCCGAACGTTCCCCTTCTGGACGCGGAATGGTGAAAATCAGTGATGTCATGGACGGTCATGATGACGATTTGGACTTACGGAGCAAATCCAAAGGAATTACAGGCGTGCCCACTTGCGGTTCAGATCTGAACAGACTCACAGGCGGACGCCAGAAGCAGGATTTAATTATTGTGGCTGCTAGGCCCAGTGTCGGGAAAACGGCGTTCATGCTGAACAACACAAAGGCTGCTGCTAATTCCGGCACCGCTGTAGGGATTTTTAGTCTTGAAATGCCAGGTAAGAAATTAGGCGAACGATTGATTGCAAATATAGCGAACCTGGACGGGACTATGTTACGCACTGGGCTATTGGACCCCAAGAGCTGGGAGGATTACACAGACGCACGGGCCATCATGAGCGGTTTGCCTATTTTGATTGACGACACGCCGGGAATTACAATCCAGCAGATAGCCGCAAAGACAAAGCAGCTCAAGAAGGAATACGGTGACATTTATATTCAAATCGATTATCTGCAGTTGATCAATCCAGGCAAAAAGTTCTCGAGTCGTGAACAGGAAATCGCCTATATCAGCCGTTCCTTGAAGCAGATAGCACGGGACAACGATTGCCCGGTGGAGGTTCTGTCCCAGCTCAGTCGGGGCGTAGAACAACGGCAGGACAAACGTCCAATGATGTCTGATCTACGGGAGTCGGGATCCATTGAACAAGATGCGGATGAAATCGACTTCTTGTACCGGGACGATTATTACAACGCCGAAACTGAAAAGAAAAACATTGTGGAGATTATCGTTGCCAAGGGTCGGAATACAGGAACAGGGGTCGCGGAAATGGTGTACTTGAAGAATTTCAGCAAGTTTGTAGATATAGCACAGATACATTACGACTGATCAGAAAGGCGGTGTGAATGTGACAGCAGATCATTTGGAGAATGAAAACAACGTAAGGCTCATTATGCGGTATCAGATCGTTTTAATCAGCCATTTGGAAAATTCGTTGAAAAACGGCGACATTGACGAACACACATTCACCCGCCTGAAAAGTCAGGGTTGTATAGCTCAAACACAGGATGAAATATTGGATCATTTCGACCGGATATTTCGAGAGTTGGTGAGCTATTATCAGGAACGTTTACGGGAACGGATGATAAAGGGTGCGGCATTTATTGATGCCCTTGCCCCTGACGATCCATGCCGGATACCCGCTATGGAAAAATACGATGGGCTATGTAGACGACTCAAGGAAAGCGAGGACAGGGAGCATGGACAACACAACGGTAATGACGCCTAAAGATGCAGCAAGCCAGCTTCATGAATTGGTCAAGCATATCAAGGCTCAATTTGATAATACGGTAACCTGTGTTGGGTTTTGTGATGGTGAAGCCACGGATTTATCACATGCATTTGAATTTCTTGGTCCAGAAGAGGTGGAGCCGGAAGAACTGATGCGGCAGTATCAGGCGAACAGAAGAACGCGCCGCCGTGCCAAGGAAGCGAACGAACAATGGCGTGTGCTACATGAAATCGTTGTCCGGCTGGGGCTGCTTCATGAATTCAGCCAGGGCAAACGTGAAATTCGGTCTGTTATTAAAACTCAAGCTGCACGGCACTACACCGTGAGAAGTCGCGAGGATCTTCAAAACCATTTTGATAGAGCTAAGTTAAGACACACCGTTAATACAGGGACAGACGCGTAGACGGACGTAAAGGGTGCATAGAGCGTTTCGGGGTGTAAGAACACTGACCCCTATATATAAGTGACGTGGTGGTACGCTCTGTTCGCTCTAGTGAGCGATTAAACATTCTGAAAGGTGGTAAATGTGCATGGAAGCTATGATTATGGCTCAGCTTAGTCGAGAATTGAGCGTTGTAGATTTAGGAGAAGCCACAGTACTCAATTATCAAAAGTCGCGGAAAATAGCGGACAAAGCATATGACCGAGCTAAGACAAGCGAGAATGAAGCAGACAAAAAAATAATCTCGGGTATGGTTTCTGACTGCGAGTATGTGATTGAATGGTTAAGCACAGGTAGACGTCCAGGTAATAAACGCGGTATAGAGCGTAGGGCTGCGTATCAGCGAGAGAAACTGATGGACCCACTAATGATGCAAGCTTATGTGCAAAAGGGGAATGCCGGCAGTCCTAGCAACCTGAGCGATTGGGAGAGATTCCAAATTGAGGATGCACTAACGGGACTGAGTGATCGGGAACGGGAATGCTTTGTGATGTCTCGTGGTGAATGCTTCTCATACAACGATATTGCTATGATGCTGGACGTTAAAAAATCCAGTGTGAAAGAATATGTAGAGAGAGCACAAATTAAAATATGCAGAAACCTGAAAAATAGCCTATTTTTATAATACAATTATTCTAAAGAATTGAGGTCTTGTTTAAACGGCCTCTTTTTTATTTTTCGACAATATCTCTTATGGACTTATAGAAGAAAATGAAAGAAACTGATTACAGATTATTAGACAAACAAGGAGGTAAGAGCTTGGTTACTATTCAGAAATATGAAGCGACACAGGAAGGTATGTATCTATTCGAGCTAAATAAAGTCAGACGTCAATTAGTGAGTAAGTTGTCTGAATTAGAATGTATTGAACCTGAGGATTTTGCTATGATGTTTAAAAAGAATAGCAGCGTCGCAAGATTTGTTCTTCTGCACGAGGAAAAAAGAGATTTTTTTGAAGCTGCACGAATTTTAGGATCCGATGATAATGTAGATCAATACAAATACTTATATGCTCATAGCCAGATTAGTGAAGAGGACCATAAACTTCTTAAGTTTATGAACTTTGAAATAATTCAACAACAAACTAATTTCAAAACGTTGGTTCTGGATAGATCTGGTGAAGAAGGGAAAGTATGGGACAGGAAGGTTGACACTGAAGCTAAAATTTTTGAATCAATATACAAAGATATATATCAAAACATGAATGGGTACCTGTATGTTGGTATTTACACCAGATATAAACCATGCAAAAGTTGCGAATGGGTTATGGAACAATTTATAGACAAATTAAAAGAGCAAAGTGTTGAAGTAAGAATAAATGTTTATTACGCTGAAGGTAGTTCTAAAAAGAGTAAAAACAGACTCAGAAAGGAGCAGGAGGTATTATGAAATTACAATTCGATGGGTTAAAACGAGCTGTAGAAATCCTGTTCAATGATTACATTCAGGAAAGTGAATTGAGAGATTCGTCTGAGAGAATAGTTGATGATTTTGAAGAATTAATATCTGATAGTATCGCATGTGAGTATGTCATATACAGAACGTTAATAACTTTGGTCGATAGTCTTCAAGGTCAAGAAAATTACAAACCTCGTGTAACTCAAAAATTACTAATTGAACTTTTTGAAGCTTTATCCTCAGTGGAAATGGAAATGGAGTCTGAGGATTTTGAGATTCTTAAACAAGGATATATCGATTTAGCAGCAACACTTGAGGAAGATGTTGAGAAACACTTAGTTTATTAGATTTATGAAATTATGCTTTTTTGTCCCACTAAAGCCACCTATAGGTAGAGAGAATAAATAATTCTCTCTCCATAGGTTTTTTTCTATTGCAATTAATGCGATTCAATAGATTGTTTTTCAACTATATCTTTAAAGATGTTATAGAACTGAGTGAATTCGTTATTGGAAGAAACGTAAGTGGTGCCATCGGGTAAGCGGATGTAATATTGATCATCAATGTCAGAGTAACCAATTATCAGATTGTTGATTGGGAAACTAGAAACCTCTTTCCTGGAACTGTTCAAAACGTGAAATCTGTATGCGCTTATAGCAAATACATTGTTTCCGTGCGGCAAGGTTGAAAGAAAATTAGTCATAATACCTCCATTTAATTATTTTAGTATTTTTCTATGTATGTACCGATTTCAATCGTTATATGCCAGTGAATCGAAATTTATTTTTATGCTCACTTAACTCTGATGGTAAGAGTGCGGTGTGGGAGATGGAGATAAGAACTCTCCAATTCAATTACTCTGTTGAAACTTTATATATCTTTAAGTATGAATGATTTTTTGATTTCATTTTATTATAATGAACCCTAAGAAAACGAAAGTAGGGTGGATGAAATTGGAGATAGCAATGCAATATACTGATTACAGCACTAAAGAAATACATCATCGTAAGACAGCAGAATATTTTGCGGAGGTTCATAGCTCTTACAAGAATCAGAATTTTAGGTCTGCTGTAGTAACACTATATTCGGTTGTTATGGCGGATTTAATTTATAAGCTTCAAGAGTCATTTGATATATATGAAGACAATACTGCTGAATCAATATTAAATGAGATTAGAGACAAGCAGCAAAGAAACCCGAGCTCATCTGAGTGGGAGCAATATTTAATAGATTCTATAATAAATCGGACTAAGCTATTAGAAAGTCATGATGGAGAAAATTTAAAACATCTTAGAAAACATCGCCATCTTTGTGCTCATCCAGTTCTTGATCAAGCCGATGTCTTGTTTTCTCCGAATGATGAGACTGTATTGGCTCATATTAAAAATATGATTGAAGGTGTAATTTCGAAAGGAGCCTTACTAAAATCTAATATCTTCGTGGATATGGTTACCAGTCTGGAGAATGATAAGAAGTATCTCACAAGCGAGCCAGTGTTAAGTAGATATGTCGAATCGAAATATTTAAAGCACTTTTCTTTTGAACTTGAAAAAAAAGTCTTCAAAAGCTTATGGAGAGTTGTTTTCAAGTTAGATGATGATTCGTGTGAGAGAAACAGGGATATTAATTTCAAAGTTCTTAAAATAATGATGGACAGAAATACAGAGAACTTGAAGTCATTAATATCCGAAGAGCCAGTATATTTCAGTCAAATTAATGATGATTCAAAAATTATTTCATATATTTCACGTTTTTTGTTTAATTACTCAGATGTTTTTAGCAAACTCGAAGCACATGCGCAAGAACTATTAAGGTCACATACTTTAACTGACGAATCAAAGATAATCAAAGCATATTACCTTAGCAAAACGGCTCCTGATCACTTTAAACACCTGAGTAAAAGGTATCATCATATCGAGTACAATCAATTTGGAGCAAAATACTCTATTGTCAATCATTCATTTAGAAAAGAAGATATCGTTGCACTGAAAGAGATAGCGAAAAGAACGCAATCATTTTATGACTTTTATTCATTAATGATCGAACATTATTCATACAGTACGAATTTCGATACAGCATCGAGCATTTTTGATGAATGTATAACGCCGTTCTTAGAAAAGTTTGATGAGAATCTTATGTTGCAGCTTTTAGATGGTTTCAACAAGAATGATCAAATTTATACATCCTTTAGAAGATTTGCAAAGTATGAATCTAAAATGATAAAAAAACATGCTGATTTAGTGTTAGTGAAAGATTTTGATTACAAACAATATCCTAATTTCAACTTTTTTCTAGATGAATAACATTTTCAGCCATCCAACAGCGGGTGGCTTATTTTTTTTATGTAATCCCAAGCGCTTGTAAATATGAAGGGAGGTTTTGAAGATGTCTGAAGGTGGTGACAGGTTCATTGATTAGAAGCCCACGATTCGTAGCGATTAAGGAACGACCTGTATCTGTTGTGTCCAAGCTTCAGCCCGATCAATGCAGAGGCTGCGTGTGGGGATCATGGGCGGGTGCTAAACAGATGTGTATGTTACCGAAATGCAGAAAGGATGAGCGTTGATTATGCCGCTTAAAAGGTTCTGCAGTAAGCAGGGATGTAAGCAGACCATAACAGAGGGCAGATATTGTGAAGCCCATAAAGATCAACTCTATAGCTATGATCAACATAGGTGGACAGCTGCTGAACGTGGGTATGACAGTCAATGGCGTAAGGCCAGAACTGGATTCCTAAAGAAGCATCCACTGTGCTCCTATTGCTGGAAACAAGGATATGTACAGGAGGCTACGGTTGTTGATCATATCCAGCCCCATAAAGGGGACAAAGGGTTATTTTGGGATAGGAATAATTGGCAGTCATTGTGTGAGTCATGTCATAATCGCAAGACCGCAAAATATGATAAATAATGTCGGTAATTAGGACATAAAAGAAGGTGATTATCCATTTCCGTCGAATAACATCTCATAGTGTATTACATATTAATGGAAATGGGTGTTGAACTTGAAACTATTTATCAGTTGGTCGGGTGAGAAGAGTAGAGAAATAGCAGTGGTGTTAAGGGAGTGGCTCCCAATGGTGATGCAATCTATAAAACCATATGTGTCTTCAGAAGATATATTTAAAGGAGGTCGATGGAGTAATGATGTGTCATCAGAACTTCAAGATTCTAATTTTGGAATAATTGTTGTTACAAAAGAAAACGTCTATGCTCCGTGGATTCAATTTGAAGCAGGTGCTTTGTCTAAATCAATGAGTTCATCCCGTGTATGTCCTATATTAATTGATGTTAAAATATCTGAAATTAGTGAACCCTTTAAGCAGTTCCAAGCCACGACATTCAGAAAAGACGATGTGAAAAAATTGATAGTCTCAATAAATAAGGCAAATCATGATGCAGAACTTGAGGAAAAAAGGCTTGAGGCAATATATGAAACTATGTGGCAACACCTTGAAGAAAAAATTATAGCAATAGATGAACTTTATACTTCTAAGGAACAAGCTGCTCCAATAGCAGAATCAACAAGCACAAATGATATTATTGAAGAGATCCTTGACTTAAGCAGACAACAACATATCTTAATTAAAGATAAATTTGGAGATGAATTAAATAGGGAGAAGGGTTTTTATGTACCATTTGAGTTATTCGATCAGCTTAATGTAGCATGCCGTGAAGTAATCAAGTTATATAACTCAAAGAACAAATTAAAGGAGAATGAAAAGAAAATTTTAACAACAGAATTATACCAGCCTTTGAAAAGTATAGAGAATCCATTAAAAGTAATGAGGGAATTAAGACAAAACTCTTGATATCATTAAATGATAGTCTATCTATAAAATTAAAGGGGGGGGGGTGGGAAATCTCTAAAAACCGTTCGGTTGATAGACCGCGTCGGACTTATTTCGCGTAAAAACTCGTTTTATTAATTTTTCAGTGACTCAGGCAGGTGAACCCAATGGGAAGGAACGCAAAACCAGTTTCCCTGCACCTCGCTGCGGGGAATCCGAATCGATTGACAAAAGAACAAATTAAGGCACGACAGGAAGGGGAGATTAAACTTGGAAAAGCTGAACTCGACAAGCTGAAACCTCCGGCATTCGTGAAGAATGATCCAATTGCCTTTACTCACTGGAAGCAATGCATGAAAGAATATAAAGCAGCAGCTGCACAAGATATTGAACTGATAAGCAGTTCAGATGTGGGGCTTTTAGCCATGTATTGTAAGACGTATTCGGAGTATGAACGGCTTCAAAAATCCTATCAAACAATTGATAAAGTAGCCTATGATTCTGAAGATTTGGACGAATATATTGAAGAATCCGAAGATTTCAACATGAAAGTTAAGAAACAATTACGAAGCATGATTGCGGTTGATGGATTGCTTCGGATAGAGACAGCGATAAACAAGAAAATGGACATGCTGCTGAAAATGCAAGATCGTTTGTTCCTTAATCCGCTGTCCAAAGTGAAGAACGTACCAAAACCAAAGGCCAAGGAAGAGAAGCCGAGCAGGTTTGGAAAGTTTGGAAACCGAAGTGGCTAATCCTCAGATTTACCCGTACAACACGGTTGGTGAGACAGACAGGGTAACGGCCTATGCACTTGAAGTCACGTCTGGACGAATAACTGCGGGGCAGGCTCAGCGTCAAGCGTGTGAACGGCACCTTCGGGATCTGGATCGGCAGGGTACGGAAGAATTTCCTTACGTATTTGATCCAGAGAAGGCCCATGAAATCATAGAGTTCGCCGAATCTCTTACACTGGCTGAGGGCGAGGAACCACTTCCACTAGATTTGTGGGGTTTTCAAGACTTCATCTTCGGTTCTTGGAACGGTTGGCTCAAGCTGGACGGACACCGACGTTTTCGAACATCGTACATCCAGGTAGCCCGGCAAAATGGTAAGTCTTTGGGCAACGCGGTGCCTGCGCTATTTTACGGAAATTTTGACGGATACAGTTATCCGCAAGTGTACGTAACAGCGACAAAAGAAGCACAGGCGCGCATTGTACTAAAAGAGTGTATCAAGTTTATTGATGCTGATCCAGAATTAGGCGGGGACGATTATGAGACCGGCCTATTTGACGTGAAGGATTATAAAAGCACGATCCTTTGTACGCTCTCCAAGGGAGAAATCAGGGCGCTTGGCCGAGATACGAAATCTATTGACGGTTTCCGGCCGTACTTTGCAAGCGTGGACGAATATCACTTGCACAAGGATAACCAGATGTACAAGCTACTGGCTGACGGAACGAAGAAGCTGAAGCAGTGTCTTATATCCGTTATCACAACAGCCGGGTTTAACATCAACGGTCCATGCTACGATCTGTATAAATATTGCAAGTTGGTTTTGGCTGGTGCACATGCGGATGAAACGCAGTTCGTTTTCATTTGTGAGCTGGACAAGGAAGACGATGTTTGGGACGAATCGAACTGGCCTAAAGCAAATCCTCTCTGGACTCCAGAAACATTGGATAGCTTACGTTCTGAAGCGATCAAAGCCAAGGTTCAGCAAGGGGAAGAGCTTCGCAACTTCCTGACCAAGTCCCTGAACAGATGGGTACAGTTCTCAGACACTCAGTACATGAACATGGAACACTGGGTCAATTGCGAATCCGATACAACCATTGAGGACATGGAAGGCAAAGAATGTTACTTGGGTCTGGACTTGTCTTCAGGCGGTGACTTGACGAGTGGTGCGTTGGAATTCCCGTTGGATATTGATGGGCAACGCAAGTATTACATCCATTCTCATAGCTGGATTCCTTCAGCGCGGGTTGATGAGCATGTGAAGAGTGACTTTGCACCGTATGACATGTGGATCATGGAGGGTTTGTTAACTCCAACAGAGACGATGGGCGGCGTTAAGACGGATTACAAGTACATCCTGTCTTATTACCGAGACTTGATCAAAAAACATAACCTCAAGCTACTGGGCATTGCGTATGATCCACATAACGCAGATGCCTTTTTGTCAGACCTTGAGGAATTTGGAGTGGATCTGGTTGAGATTGTTCAGAGCGCCAAGAGTTTGAATGACGCTACGGTTGATTTCAAGTTGGAGGCAGAGGCCGGGAACGTCATTTATGACCGAAGAAATAAGCTGCTGACATGGAGCATGGCGAATGCCAAGACGGTCAGTAACAGTTTTGGAGAAATCAAGATCGACAAAGACCCTTCTTCTAAGACGAAGCGGATTGACCCGGTGGATGCCGTCATTGATGCTCACAAGTTGACGCTTTCTAATTCGGCAAAGCCAAAGAGGTCTGTTTACGAGGATCGAGGCGTCAGAGCGATCTAATGAAAGGGGGTGTACACACTGCGGATACCATTTATATCAAAGTTTTTGGAGAAACGAAGCGATTCAAGCGATCTAAAATATCCACAGAAATGGCTCTATAACGCTTTAGGTGTCCCGTTAGGGCGGGGCATAACGGTTACAGAGTCAACGGCCATGAGATCAACAGCTGTGTTGACTTGCGTCAGGATTCTTTCAGAGTCTGTGGCTTCTCTGCCCTTGCCTGTATATAAACGATTGAATCCAAGAGGGAAAGTCAGGGCTAAACATAGAGTTGCAGATCTTCTACAGAATCGACCCAATCCTAGGATGACGGCATTTACTTTCCGTGAAACCATGATGGCTCATATCTTATTGTGGGGCAACTGTTATGCGGAAATCGAATCGGACGCAGCAGGGGAGGTTGTTGCCCTTTGGCCGATTCCACCTCACCGAGTGGAACATTTGGAGACGGCGGAAGGAGATCCGTTCTTTAGAGTTTCGACCAAAGACGGAAAACAACACAACGTACCGTTTTATGCCATGTTCCATATTCCAGGGCTTGGGTTTGATGGTACCAAGGGCGTATCCGTCATTCATTGGGCGCGTCAGGCCATAGAACTTTCGCTTGCTACGGAACAATTCGGTGCGGATTTCTTTGAGAATGGAACAAACGTAGGTGCAGTCGCGACGCTACCCGGTACATTGTCCGATGCGGCATTTGAAAGGCTACAAAAGTCTCTTCGGGAGAAATACGAAGGGCTTGGGAAGGCTCATCGCTTGATGTTGCTGGAAGAAGGGATGACATTTTCTAAAAACACTATTCCACCGAACGATGCTCAGTTTCTGGAGACAAGAAAATTCCAGATACTTGAGATTGCTCGGGTATTTCGTGTTCCTCCACACATGATGGCGGACCTTGAACGGGCTTCCTTTTCTAACATCGAGCAGCAGTCTACCGATTTTGTCATTCATTCTCTTCGTCCGTGGCTGATCAGATGGGAACAGACCATCAACTGGAAGCTGTTTTCTTTGAACGAGCAAAAGCGGTTCTTCGCTGAACATCTTGTTGAAGGATTGCTTCGAGGGGATTCGTCTGCAAGGGCAGCTTTTTACAAGGAAATGTTCATGATCGGTGTCTATTCTCAAAATGACATTCGAGAGAAAGAAAACGATAATCCAATTGAAGGTGGAGACAGATATTTTGTTCCACTCAATATGATGCCATTAGATATGTTGGATGAGCATTACAAAAATCAAAGTAAACCTGATCCTATTCCACCGGAGGGAGGTGATAACAAAGATGGAGAACAAGACGAAGGAACAACGGGAGCTGATGATTCCGGAGAGTCGTCCGGAGGTCAGGAAGGTTGATGGAGAACCCACTAAAATCATAGGTTACGCCGTGAGGTGGGATCAGTTATCACATCCCATTTTCGGGATGTTCCAAGAGAAGTTCCAGCGCGGAGCCTTCACGGAGGCCTTGCAGAACCCAGACGTATACGCCTCGTGGCAGCACGACAGCCGAGAGGTATTAGGGCGCACACCCGGAACGCTGCAATTATTCGAAGATGACCTTGGACTGCGGTACGAGATTCAGCCACCGAGTTGGGCAGACAAGCACGTGGAGACGATCGAGCGCGGAGACGTGCGGGGGTCGTCTTTTATTTTCCGCTCAGTCAAAGAGGAATGGGACGAAACGGGTGACATGGCAATCCGCAGCGTTACAAAAGCGGAGTTGTTTGAGGTTTCTCCTGTCACAACTCCGGCATATCCGCAATCTTCGGTCGGCATCCGCTCAGCCGAAGATACATTCCAGGCAAGGCCTCAGCCTGATGCTCACAACGACGAGGCGGAGAAACGATCCGCCGCTATGCTGCAATTGCAAATGAGACGAAAAAAATTAGATCTATAGGGGGACAACACATTGGAAAACTTGATCGAACTGCGCCGCGCGCTTGCGGCCAAGAAAGAAGAAATGCGCTCCATGATCACCAAAGCCGAAGGGGAGAAACGCGGCTTTAATGACGAGGAAGAATCTGCTTACACAGCGCTGGAGAAAGAGCAACGTGAACTCGAAGGGAAAATCAAACTGGAAGAGCGCAAGCAGCAAAACGCAATGTCGGCGGTTGAAACGAAAAAAACAGTCGATGATCCTGCCTTTGAAGGTGAATTTCGCGACTTCGGCGATTTGCTTGCCACGTATCGTTCGAATCCGTCCGATGAACGATTAAGAGAATACCGCGAACTTGCTGTTGGCGCAAATGTATCGGGCGGCATTTTTGTTCCTCCTCAGTATTCGCAACAATTGCTTGAAATCGCTGCAGAGACAGCGGTCGTTCGTCCGCGCGCTGTCGTGATTCCTGCAGACGGTACATCACCTGATGCAAGCATCAATCTCCCGGCACTTGATCAAGGCGCAGGTTCCAATATCTACGGCGGAGTAGAAGTCACATGGATTGGTGAAGGTGACGAAAAGCCAGAAACGAATGCGAAGTTCCGAGAATTGCAACTTACGCCACATGAAGTGGCTGCACATATTGTTGTGACGGACAAGTTACTACGTAACGCACCGGCAGTTAGTTCAATCATTAACCGTCTTTTCGGTGGAGCTATTGCCGCCGCGGAGGATAGAGCGTTTATGTTCGGCGACGGTGTGGGTAAACCGCTTGGTGCATTCACATCACCAGCTGCAACGACGATTGCCCGTAAAACGGCAGCGGTAATTACTTATGTGGATATTGTTGCAATGCTATCAAAAGCGAAACTCGGCGGAAGCTTGGTATGGACGGCTTCTCAATCGATTCTACCGCAGTTGTTGACGATGAAAGACGAAGCCGGGAACCTGATTTTCCAACCGAATATTGCCGCTGACATTGGCGGAACCTTACTGGGTTATCCGATTCGATTCACTGAGAATTCTCCAGCCCTCGGAACAATCGGCGATCTGACACTCTCTGATTTTGGATACTACGTCATCAAGGATGGTGCAGGAATCTTTATCCAAGCATCCGATGCACCTCTGTTTACGCAAAACAAAACAATAATCAAAGCGTTCTGGAACGTGGACGGCAAGCCGTGGGTTAATGGTCCGTTTACGCTGGCGAACGGGTACCAAGTATCTCCATTTGTCAAACTGGGCGTTCCAACACCTTAATCAAATCATATAAACGGCCCGGGTTTCCGGGCCTCATAGGAGGACGGTAAAAAAATGGCCAAAGGTGACGTGTTGAATTATACGGTAATCTCTGCTTTTAACGATAAAGAAACGGAAACTCTGATTGAACCTGGTTCACTTTATGGTGCGGATCAAAAGCGCGCAAACGTTCTGAGGGCTGCTGGTGTCATAGCCGAGGATGATGAAGGTCAAGCTTTGCCAAAACAAACTAAATCAACTGACTCGGACAAGGAAAAGGATGCTCCTGGCGGTGATCCTGATGCTGACGACACTACAAAGAACTAAAGGAATGCTGTCCATTCCGCTGGATGACACTTCACAGGATCTATATTTACTGTCGGCTCTGGCTGCAGCATCTGAATGGATCGAACGGGAATGTAATCGAAGCTTTGAATACAAGACATACCAACAAACGTTGAACGGTCCTGGAACCCAGTTCCTCCGGCTTCGAAACTTCCCTATCCATTCAGTGTCAAAGCTGAGCATTCGCGATAAGGAGCAGCAAACGGACTCTTTCAAGATCGAGTCCGAAAACGGGATGTTATTTAAACGCTCTGGTTGGCCCTGTGAGGCGCGTATAATCGATGTGGAATATTTAGCTGGGTACATCCTGCCAAGCGACGATACAGGCGCTCCGGTGTCCACATTGCCACAAAAATACGAACTGGCCTGTGTATTGCTTGCTCAAACGCTCATGAGGGAACAAGGCGTCACTAGTGAGAAGGTTGGAAATATATCCGTATCATACAAAGATGAGGGCCGAAGCCTGCCGGGTGCAGTCAAGGCTCTTATTCAGTTGTGAGGTGGTTGGATGGCTAGGAGAAGTGTAAGGCGTGCCAATGTGCAATACACCGGAGACATGGACTTGTCCGTTTTGGTGGATCGAGTCCGGCCATTGATGGACCAAGAAGTGGTTATAGGTGTTGAGGGTAATGCGGAACTGGCTATGATTGCGGCGGTACATGAGTTCGGATCGGCCAAGATGAACATTCCAGCCCGTTCCTTTATCGGTACCGGGAAGAAAAAAGCGCAGGCGGCTATAGGCAAACTTGTTCGGGCTGGAGTGAACGAAATCGCGCTTGGTAACAAGACGGTTGAATCTCTTCTGCAGGAGATCGGAGAAGTCGGGCAGCAACGTGTGGTCAAGAACTTTGATCGCATTAAGCAGCCGGGAATATCTGCAATCTATGCCCGTTACAAAAAAGGGAAACGATTGTTGCAGTCAGACATGGATTTACGAGATTCGATCGTGTTCCGTGTCCGGCGTAAAGGAGGGTAGCCATGCGTTTTAATCAAGCCCGTATTCTGCGTAAATACGAGCGTCCATACACGTTAATCCGTGAGGGCGAAGGGAAATGGGACTCTGTTGGAGTCTATCAACCTCCTGAGACGCAGAGAATTGACCTGAGAGGGTCGATACAGCCGTTAGGCGATAAGTTAACCCAGACGGATGGTGGACGGTACACAGTGGACGACAGGCTGTTACTGACAACATTCCAGCATGATGCGGGTGACGTTGTGGAGCATCAGGGCAAACAGTACACGGTTGAGTCTGATAGTGACTGGAACCAGTACAGCAATGTGAACGAATATCGGTTAAAGCGGGTGAGCACTCATGATCCAGTTTGAAGCGATCCGGAAAAGCATGATTGAGGGATTGTCTGAGGCGTTGGGTGTGCGAGTCATTGAAATCGATGGAGTTAACCAAGTTCCACCCATCCCTTTTATGACGTACAACTTTTCGGATGAGGGAATCATTCGCGGACACATGGCAGTAACTCTTGAAGACGACAAAATGGTGCATACAGGAGACGTGCCGCTAAGCGTTACGTTTCAAAGCTATGCCCACGATCGGTTGGGAGCTGTTGTTCTGGCTAATCGTGCCCGAGATTGGTTCCTGACTGCTGGGCACCGACTCCTGAAGGATGAAGTGAATACGGTTGTCGTTACCGTTGGCGAATCCGTGAACAACGATGTGCAACTTGGCACTGAATGGGAGCGACGGAACGGTTTTGAAATTGAATTGCGGACAAAAAACGTGATTATTGAAGATTACACACCGATTGATTCGGCAAATGTGGAAGGAGTTGAGCCGCTTGGCTAAAGACGTAAATGTAATCATTGAGATTGAAACACCCACGCCACGATTGGGATTTGGTAAGCCGTTGATTCTGGGTTCAGCCACAGCGGGAAAGCCGTACAAAACATACACCGAATTATCAAGTGTCAAGCTGGATTATGCGGAAACAACTGAGGAATATAAGGCGGCATACGCTTTGTTGAATCAAGGTGATGACTCTCCAGCAGAGATTGCTATCGCCTGTCAAAAGACTGGCACTGAACCGGAGAGTATTGATGATGTTTTGGGTCGTTTGTGGAAGGAAGATTGGTATTTCCTGATCACCACAACCACGCTTCAAGCAGATGTGGATGAATTTGCGGCAGCGATTGAACAGAACAACTCAAGAGAGTATTTCACACGTTCTTCTACTCTTGCGGATGTTGCCTTGTTGCTAGCTGAGAATTATAGCCGGACTACAGTTTTCTATCATACTGATATTTCAAATTATCCAGAGGCGGCATTGATTGGTCGGGTGGGGTCGGCTCCTGTGGGATCAGTGACATGGAAATTCAAATTTTTGCAAGGCATTGTTCCTCTTGATATTACGGATACGGAGTTGCGGGAAATACATGCAGCTGGCGCTATTACGTATGTGACCAAAGCTGGGCAGAATCAAACGTCCGAAGGCAAAACTTTGTCTGGTGAATGGATCGATGTCATTCATTCCAAGGATTACATTCGTTTCAACATCGAATATGCCATTCAGAGACTGTTTGCCAACACGGACAAAGTGAGCTTTACGGATACGGGTATTGCTCAGTTGGAGAGTGAAACAAGAACCGTTCTTCAACAGGGTTTCAATCAAGGCATCATTGCCGCTGATGAGGACGGCCAACCGATGTATGGGACAACGTTCCAAACCCGTGCCCAAACCGATCCAGCTGACCGGGCACAACGGATCTTCAACGGCGGTAAGTTTTGGTTTGACCTGGCTGGAGCGATTCACGAAACTACCATTCGCGGTCTAATCCGCAAGTAAGGAGGGATAATCCACTATGGCAGCAACAACATACGATTCCAAGGCCGTCAGCGTTATCGTTGGCGGTGTTTATCTTACCGGATTTTCGGAGGATATGGTCGAGGTAGAGAAAGATGAAGACAACTTTGAGGTAAAGGTGGGCGCTCAGGGCGATACCGTCCGGACGAAGGTGAATAATCCTCTCGGCACAGCTACCGTTACGTTACAACAGACAAGCCCACAGGTTCAGTATTTGGATGGGCTTGCGAATAGCGGGAAACTGGTTCCGGTCACGATTATCAATGCTGGACCACCAAAAGAGACCATCACCGTAACAGAAGCATTCATCAAAAAGCCTGCATCCCGGACTTATGGCAATGAGGCGGAGGATCGGGAGTATGAGTTTGTATTGATGGATATGCTGTTCAGCTAATTAAAAACCAAAATAGAAAAGGATGATATTTCATGGCAAACTTTGCACAAAAACAATTCACTTCTAAAGCAGGAAACGAGTTTACATTCCAGTTCCCAGGTGTTCGTCAAGTTACCAAAATTTCAGACCGTATGAAAAATAAATATGGTGTTGCTCAGGATGAACGACTGGCGGAAGAAATGCTTTCTCATGTCGTAGTTGAGCCTAAAATGAAGGTGGATGACTTCAAGGGTCCGTCTGGTTATAAGGAGCTGGGTGAAGTCGTAGGTGCGGCATACGCTTTTATTACAGGCAACGATGAAAAAGAGGACAAAGATGAATCCGAGAGTGATTCCAATGGCGCTGAGTAAATCACAAGCGCGGGAACGGGCCATAAACAACTGGGCGCTATGGCGGTTGTTGTTGTCTGATATGTCGATCACATACAGTGACCTGGACAACATGGAACCCGATGATGTCGCTGAAGCCAATGCGGCACTTGATATTCATATTGAGCAACAGAAGAAGAATGAGAAACGGAAATAGGCGTCCACTGCGGGCGTCTTTTCTGTTTTAAGGGGGCGGTTCGAGGTGGCAGGCGGAATCATAGGAAACCTCATGTTCGCCGTAGGCTTCAAACTCAATACCCGAGGGTTGGATGAAGGTAACAAGAAAATATCCACTCTGACCAAAGGCGTTGTCGGCTTGGGCGCTGCTGGTGTGGCTGCAATGGCTGGATTGGGTATTGCGGGTTTAGCGGCAGCGACCGAGTTCGAAAGATCCATGTCTGACATACAAAGCGCAACGGGGATGGCTGCCGATCAGATGGAGGCGACTAGAGATATCGCCAAGAATCTGTACTCGCAAAACTTTGGCGAAGATTGGAACGATCTAGGCAGTGCAATATCAACCGTTCAGCAAGTGATGGGACAGACAGGAAACGAGTTGGAATCGACAACTCAGAGCGCATTACTGTTACGAGATGCATTCGGGTTCGAAATCAACGAGTCAATCAAATCTGTAGACACGATGATGAAACAGTTCGGAATTACATCGGAGCAGGCTTATGATTTGCTTGCACAAGGTGCCCAGAAGGGTTTAAACAAGTCTGATGAGTTGATAGACAGCGCGAATGAGTATGCCAACCAATTTAAGTCCTTGGGGTTCTCGGCTGATGAAATGTTCGATGTTTTCGCAGCGGGTTCAGCTGAGGGTGTTTTTCAGCTCGACAAAGTCGGTAAAAAAGCGTTGCCGACTATAAATCGCGGAATTAAGCGGGGAAGCTGCAATGCTAATCCGAACCGAAGTCGCGCTAGGGCGCTAGCCATAACGAGCATGGTGACGGCAGTATAGCCGGACAGGGGCAACGCATAGACGGTGAAATAATCCGTCCACGAGGCCGCGACATTGCCGATAGGTGATGAAAAGGTATGCTGATCTGGCAGGAAAGGAAACTGCCAGAACCATTGGATAAAAAGCCAGTGGGTTAACACCTTAATGGACGCAGTTAAGGAATTTAACATTCGGTCTAAGGATGGTAGTAAGGCATCCATAGAAGCGTTCGAAATGCTGGGGCTTAACGCCGATACGATGATGCATACGTTCGCCAAAGGTGGACCTGAGGCGAAATCGGCATTTAGCCAGATTATTCAAATGATATCTGACGTTGAAGATCCAGTTCTCAAAAACCAAATTGGTGTATCGCTTCTGGGTACTCAATTCGAGGATCTAGAGGCGGATGTTGTTGCGGGGATGGGCAGGGCCACAAGCCAGTTCAATTCCACAGGTGAAGCCATGGCTGAGCTGAACAAGATTAAATTTGAAAAGCCAGGCGAAGCCTTCCAGATGTTCGGCAGACAGATTGAAACCAGTATCCTGATACCTATCGGTGAGAAGCTTCTTCCGTATTTCAACCAGTTTGGGCAATGGATGGCGGATCACAAACCACAGATTGAGGCGGTTGGTAATGCTATCGGTGATGGGCTAGGTGCGGCATTGGATTGGACAGGGGATGCAGTTGCCTTTGTTTATGACAAATTCAATGAGTTCATTCCCAAAATTATTGAGTTTAAGGATCAGGCTATTTCTACATTCCAAGATTTCAAGAAAACATTAGAGGATAATAAAGGCACAATTACCGCTGTGGCAGGAATTATCACTACCCTTCTGCTACCATCCTTGATTCAAACAGGCATTAAGGCTATGTTAACCGGAGCAAGAATGACAGCCGCTTTTCTATTGTCCAAAATACAAATTGCAGCTAACGCCGCTGTAATGACTGGTCAAATGGTTGCGGCTATGGCCCGTTATGTTTTCCAAGGATGGGCGGTTGTGGCATCAATCTCAGCCACCATTATTGCTTGGACTGCTCAAAAGGTAGCTATGGTAATTTCAACTGCTGCATCGTGGGCAATGACGGCGGCTCAGTGGGCGATGAATGCGGCATTCTTGGCAAATCCGATTACATGGGTTGTCTTGGCTATCATCGCAGTTATAGTTGCGGCCATTGTTATATTTAAGAATTGGGGAGCCATTAAAGACTGGTTGGTTGCCAAGTGGCAAGCACTTAAAGCCGGAACCATATCTGCATTCCAGGCCATGGGGAACTGGATCAAAAATATGTTTACAGGCTTGGTCAATTCGGTCAAAACCAAGGCAACAGCCATTTGGGACGGAATCAAGTCAATTTGGGACAAGATTACCGGGTTCTTATCGGGGATTAATCTATTCGACATTGGCAAAAACATCATCGAAGGCATGATCAACGGGATTGGTAGCATGGCGAACGCCGTGGTCGATAAAGTCAAAGACATCGGTAACAGCATCACGGATAAGATCAAGGGTATCTTGGGCATTCACTCTCCATCACGTGTCATGATGGAGGTTGGTTTCTTCACGGGTGAAGGTTTGGCCCGAGGTATTGAAGGTACACAGGACCGTGTTTCGGGCGCTTCAGCTGATGTCACCGAAGAGATAATGCCTGATATAAACGGACGTTCTGCTATGGCTCCAGCAAGAGCGCTAGCTCCTGCGACTGCTTCAACTGCTGGCGTGGCAGCAAGCTCCAGTATGAACGTCAGCGTAAATATCGATATCCGGGCGGATGCTTCTACGGCAAACGCTGCAACCGACATCGGAGCAGAGGTTAGACGACAACTGCAATTGGCATTGGAAGAAACATTCAGACGGATGGGGCTACAGGTTCCTGAAATGGAGGGGGCTTAATGGCAAAGATTGACGGTCATTACATCTTGGTGGAACAGGAAAGCCCAACGTTTGACGTGGATATCACCACGCAGCCTGTGGAAAAAGATATCGACATGATGGACCATGTTCAGCGCAAAGCACGGACGATGGGTATTACAGGCGTGGTGGCCGGATCGGATGCATCCAAGATACTCGCGTATCTCAAAAAAGCATCCGATTCAGGCCAGATTGTGAAATATGTCGGCCGTATGGCTTTCACGGGGATCATCTCCGGTCTGGCGACAGGTCATACAAACCAGATTGCCAATGGATATACGATATCCTTTACGATGACAGAGGTACGAATTGCCACTTCATCGTATTCAGCCAAGCTACCCACACCTGTCAAAGCGCAGACAGTCAAGATTGTTAACTCAGGAACAAAGCAAACCAAAGATAAAAGCAAGAAGTCCAAGGGCAAGAGTTCTACGTCCAGTACGAAACCGAAGAAGGATAAGGACAAAAAGACCAAAAAAGAAAAGGAACCAGTAAAGAAGGTTAAATTCAAAGCTGGTAGCCCTTGGGCGTAGGAGGGTCTATGGAATACGTTGATATTGAAAAGGATTTGATTCCCTATCGTTTTGATATCTCGCTGGATGAAGAGATTTTCACATTCGAAGTCCAATATAATGAGCAGTTCGATTACTTTACCGTGGATCTGGAGAAGGATGGAGAAGTCCTGGTCACAGGTGAAAAGCTGGTGTACGGGACGACTCTTTTCTATGATGTGATAGACAAACGTTTCCCACGGGTCCCGATCGTTCCATATGATCAATCCGAGACGGAACATATAGTGAACTGGCGGACGCTCTCAGAGAGCGTCTTTTTATATTTGATCGAAGGTGATGAGGATGAAGAATAACTTTGGCCGTGTGGTCGAAGTCATGACCGAGGGCATGAAATTCAGCATGGACAAGTACAACATCGAGGGCGTGATTCCATTTGATAATGATCCGTTGCCAAATGAGGCAGAAATCAAGATTTGGAACCTCTCGGATACAACGTTGAATAATATCAAAGCCGGGAAAGTCCTGATGGTCAATGCCGGATACAAAGGCGATATCGGGGTTATCTTGCATGGCTATATATCTGATGTGCGTACAGCTTGGTCAGGCGTGGACAAGATCACAACGATTCGTGTCCTTGACGGTGTGGATCTGTCCAAACGTGTAGTCAAAGAAATTGCCTATGCGAAGAACACACTGGGTAGTGCGATCATCAAACAAATGGCAACGTACATTGGCTTGCCTATTGCCCAAATGGATCTGAATCAGGATTACAGGTACCAGGACGGATACAGTGCCAAGGGCGCAGTTACAGAGATCATATCCAAGGTGTGTAAGGACTGCGGTACAAGTTGCTACATCAACAAAGGCAAGCTATATATCCGGAGCCTTCGGCGTGGAGCTGATGAACTGTTCAAGCTCAATTCAGACACTGGACTTATTGGTACTCCTGCTGCTTTTGAACAGAGTGGTTCGAAAGGATACAATCTTTCGTCTCAACTCCAGTACCGGATTACAACCGCTTCGGCTATTGATCTAAAAAGCCGTGTCTTCTCTGGCCGTCTTCATGTCCGGAGCGGTTCCCATACCTTCACACGAACCGGAGATTTCAAGACGGATATGGAGGCGGTCATATGAGTAAGGTAGATCCGGCAGCGGCCATGGCAAAGTTGTTGCAATCGCTGATCGATAAGGCTATGGCAGATATCCATTGTGGCACGCCATGTAAAGTAATCAAATTTGACGAGGGTACATGTACAGCGGATGTACAGCCTTTAATTCGGACGACTTCGGATGATCCGGCCATGATTCTTAACGTTCAGGCGTTGGGCCATAGATACAAGGTTGATGGCGTGGAAAAGGAATATAAGCCATCTCTTCATCCGGGGGATGTTGTTATGGTGCAATTTGCTGATAATGAAATCCGGAACGCTATGACAGGCGCGGTTGCTTCTCCGGATACAGGCCGAGCGCATGACCGTAATGATGCTGTTATTGTGGGGGTGTTTGGATGCAGTCTCTCAAGCTAATCGATGGGGATATCCAGTTTGATGATTTTGGGGAGTTACTGTTGGTGGAAGATACAGAAGAGTTGGCCCAGTGCTGTGCAATATCCCTGGGGACCAGGACAGGAGAATGGTTCCTGAATCCCGATTTGGGGATTGATTTCGATCTGTTCACCGGAAAAACTGTGAATGAAGAGGAAATGCGGGACGAGCTGAACCGTGCGCTCCTGGATGATGATCGTATTGATAGTGTAGAGGAAATCACGTTCAGCATTGACCTGAAGGCTAGGGTTATGACAGTTTCATTTTTAGCTATCGGGACCAACGGCGAAGTTGTAGAGCAGGAGAGGGTGAAAATCGGTGTTGGATGAAACGGGATTTAAGCGCAAGCGCTTTGCTGATCTGTTCGAGGAAATGGAAGACAAAGCGAAGGAAGCATGGGGCGAAAAAGTGAACACGTCTGAGAAATCGCCACTGGGTATTATCCTGCGGCTTTTTGCTTGGTTCTTATCTATCGTCCATGCCCTTGCTGAAAAAGTATATTACAGCGGTTACGTAAACACGGCTGAAGGTAACAGTCTGGACCGTCTGGGGCCATATGTTGGCGTTTCTCGGGTGCTGGACCAATACGCTACAGGTACCGTGACATTGACAGGAACGCCGGGATACACACAAGCGGAAGGATTCCTAATTGCTACAGAGGGAGATATACAGTTTGAGACGCTTGATCCTGCTGTATTTGACTCTACAGGCAAAGCAACTGTACCCATCGAGGCGATGGAGTCAGGCACAGGTAGCAACGTGGCTGCGGGACTCATTTCCGTTATCGTCAATCCCAACCCAGATGTCACGGCAGTAACCAACATAGTGGCCACGTCTGGTGGACGAGCCAAGCAAACCGACCCAGAGTTTCGGGAACTGTTCGGTCTGTCGGTTGCTGGTGGCGGATCAGCTACAGGCGATAGCATAAGAGGGGCTATCCTGCGTGTGGATGGCGTACGTGCTGCGGCTGTGATTATTAATAGTTCCAAGGATATCGATTCATCCGGAAGGCCTCCGAAGTCCTATCAGTCCTATGTACTTGGCGGTGAAGACGTAGATATTGCAACGGCCATTCTCGGTGTTGGCTCAGCTGGTATTGAATCCTATGGTGATACAACCGTAGTTTTAAAGGATCTGAGCGGGAACGAACAACCAGTATCATTTTCCCGTGCTGAGGTGGTACCGATCCATATCAAGGTCCACATCTATAAAACGGCATCCTACCCGGCAGAGGGTGACGCACAGGTGGTTTCGGCTCTTGCACAGTTCATAGGCGGGACAGACTCAGACGGGACCGTGTATGCGGGGTTATCCATGAATGATGACGTTATCCTGATGCGCCTGGTATCAACCATATACAAGATTGCCGGGGTTGAGGATGTATCCTTGGAGCTGTCACAGGATGGAACGACATTCTCAGCGGGAAATATTCCTATCGAGGTATTCCAGGTAGCACAAACTGCAGCTGATTGGATAGAGGTGGTTACAGATGATTTCAGCAGCTGATTTAATCCGTAAATTGACCGATGTGTTCACCAAAAATCCTGACAGCAACATTGGTAAGCTGCTACGGATCGTAAGTGAGCCAATCAATGATTTAAAAGAGGGATTCGAAAAGATTGAGCAGTGGCGTGACATCGATAAGGCCAAGGGAACAACGTTGGATCTGATCGGAGGAAACGTAGGCCAGAAGCGCGGCGCGGCCTCAGATGACGTGTACCGGATCATGATCAAATCCAAGATAGCCCGGAACTTGAGCAAGGGCGATGTTAATACGATTATTCGGGTTATCGCCTTGGCCGTGGGTGCCAGTTACTCAGATATCAAAATTACTCAGAAGTTCCATGACCCACTTGATCCGGAACCGGCTGCAATATCCTTGATGCGTCTTCCGCTTGAACGCTTGGCTTCTTCCGGAATAGAACTGAACCAGTTCGTTCAGATCATATCCAAGACGGTAGCGGCCGGGGTAAGTGTCCAAAGTATTGAGTTGCAGGGAACATTTGAGTTTGGAGGACTTCCGGAAACATACGACCTAGCAACTGGGTTCGGTGACATGAATGATGACTCAATTGGTGGTGGTCTTGGGGCCGTATACCAAGCAGGCACAGGTACAGATCTGCCAATATAGAAAGGGGGCCACACCGTGGCATATACACAAAAGGTACCTGAATGGCATGAGTCAGGAACGGAGCCTTCTGAAACGCAAAAACAAACCGGATTTCAACCAGGGATGAAACCTCCGGCACAGTGGTTCAACTGGTTTTTAAATTGGACGTATCTCGCCTTGAAAGAGCTACAAGAGAAATCGGCAGAACAAGCTGATGTTGATTTTGCTTTGGAAGAGATCCAGGCCGATATAATTCAGTTGCAAGATGAAATTGGCAATGCAGACATCCCTGATGCATCCCTTACGGTAAAAGGTAAAGTGCAACTATCAAACAAAATTGACGGTGACTCAGAAGAACTTGTACCTACTGAAAAAGCGTTAAATGATGTGAGATTAGCAGCGCAGACTTATGTCGATGAACGATCGTGGCAAAAACACAAGATCACTGAAGACAATGGTCTATCTAAATTATTGGTGACAGCAGACTTGAACACTTTAACTGTAACGGGGAATTACTACGTGGGTACAGCAACTAACGGACCCGGAGAAAACACCAACTATTATGTTGAAGTAATCATGGGACAGACAGTTAACATATTGTTGCAGAGGGCTACCTCGTTTTTTGGTAATCAGGTATACACAAGGCAAAGGACTGGAACTACATCATGGACACCATGGAAATTGCAAACACCAGAAGAAAACATATGGGGGGCGTTATAGATGGCAGTAGTTGCAAAGAGGTTGTATAAAGGGTTGGCAACGACAACAGCGACAAATGTTTACCCAGTGCCTACCGGTGCTATAACTATGGTAAAAGCAGTAACACTATGCAATACAACGTCTGCTGTAGCCACGTTCAGAATGTCGTTAGGTGGGACGACCGTCATATTCGATCATCAAATTAAAGCTAACGACACGGTTACCATCCCGTTTTTAGATCAGATTATGAGCGCAGGAGAAGCGATTCAAATTTCTTGTAATCCAAGCAATGCAATATCTGTTTATATCAGCGGCAAAGAGGTGACGTAATGCCAGGGATAGATAACTATTCATTAGATAATTATGGGCTTCAAGGTGGGATAGCTTCATTCGAACCATCAACATCGGATATACTTTTAAATTTACCTTCTCAAACAGTTCCATCCGGTTCTTATCTTGATCAGTTGATCACTGAAATACCAGTAGGAACAAGATTGTTCTCATTTGTATCCAGATCAAACAGCCAATTTTCCAACACTAACAATCCTCCAATTTTAGTTGTGAAAAATATTGGTTCTCCTTCTAATACTTCTTACGGGGTTCCTATTTTCACCCAAGGAGGCTACGTTGTATCTGTCATTCAAGTCGATTTTGTGGCAGGTCGTTCATTCGTTAATAGGCGAATTCCGAATGAAACGTCTATGGGTTTTGATGAACGCACACTAAATTTTTCGTCCTTAAACGTAAATGTTAATCAACCGATGGGTTTATATTTTAGGATGGGAAGTACCTTATCGCAAACGTTTGGAACTGGTTATTTTGAGGGTAAAGTTAATTTTGCATAATTGATTAATTTTGAAGGGTCACAATATATAGAAATAGGAAAGGAGGTGAAGATAGGATGCTGTCAGGTATGAGAATCATATATGATCAAGACGGGGAGATTGTACTTTCTTTTATGCCAAGTGATGGTTCGCCGCGGAAAGAAATCACAAAATTAGAACACATTGATTTGAAGTATGATGAGATCGATCTTAACATCTATTATATTGAGAAGGTCGATCCAGAAACCAAAAAACCAGTCATTAAAAGGATTCGTCCCGAATTGACTCCAGAAGAGAAGATGAAAGAATTGGAAGACCAAATCTTGTTGTTGGCCAATGAAAATACAGGAGGGATTTTGTAATGGTGAACGAAGTAGTGGTGCGTATTGCGGCAGAAAGAATTTTGAATAAAGGACTTAATCCAAAGACTGGGCAAACATACCTGCTTGATGACATCACCAATGCTGATTATCGGCAAGCAGTCGAGGATTACATCCTAGAGAAAACCGAAGGAATTTAACAAGCGTACCCAAGTGGTGCGCTATTTTTATGCCCTCTGGAGTGGTCAGGGGGCTTTTTCATATTAGACAGAGACGGGGGAAAGAAGGGTGGACTTCACTATGTTTATAGCGCTCCTGGGCGTGGTCAGTACGATTAGCGGCTTGCTGATTGGTTGGATCGGACGCACCAAGGCTTACAAGGATGAGGTTATCCAAGAAGCAACTCAAGATGCATCACTGCACACGGATGTTTCTTATATCAAACGAGGGATTGATGACCTTCGAGTCGATCTCAGACTACAGAACCAGCAGCTTGCTGGAGTAACAGAAAGACTCACGCGGGTAGAAGAATCTTCAAAACAAGCTCATAAGCGGCTTGATAAAATCGAAGCACGATAAGGGGATGTAATTGTGACAATGAAATGGTGGAAAGCTGCAGCCGTTCGAGCAATTAAAACAGGGGCACAGGTCGCTATTGGTGTTATCGGTGCAACAACCGTTTTTACAGCAGTAGACTGGCGAGTAGTGGGCGGGACAGTTGTATTATCAATAATCACTAGCCTGCTTACAAGCTTGGCAGGATTACCGGAATTAAGCGAAGGAGTTGAAAAGTAATGGTACGTAAAATATCTAAAGTAGGCATTGATCTGATTAAATCATTCGAAGGTTGCAAGCTCACAGCGTACAAGCCCGTGCCCACGGAACAGTATTGGACAATAGGGTGGGGTCATTATGGCCCGGATGTAAAACAAGGCCAGAAGATCACACAGGCGCAGGCAGACGCTATGTTGGTTGCTGATCTTGCCAAATACGAGGCGTACGTTAACAACCCGTCTTACGTCCCTGTTACGGAGAAGCTTAACCAAAACCAATTCGATGCGCTCACAAGCTTTTGCTATAACTGCGGTGCTGGTAACCTGAAGCAGCTATGTAACGGCCGTACACTGGCCCAAATTGCCGCGAGTATCACCAAGTATAACAAGGCAGGGGGAAGTGTTTTAAAAGGTCTGGTGCGGCGTAGACAGGCCGAGCTTGATCTATTCAACACACCTGATAAAAAAAATACCGATTCGGAAGACAAGGTAACCGCAATCGTTAATGGCAAACGCATTGAGGGTGCAGTTTTAAAGGATGGTACGGTTCTGATTCCGTTACGCGCAGCTGGCGACAATATTACAGGTTCAAAGATCAATTGGGATCAGAAAACCAAGACAGCCACTTTAGATACGCCATAATTCCCAACAAGTTGGGAAACAAAAAAATACCCTATCAGCACGCAACTGGTAGGGTCCAAAGTTATTTGAACAGCTTCTTGATAACTGAGAAGATATCGAATGTCGTCTTTCTATAAACATTGTTATATACTGCTTTCTTCGGGTTCCGGAGCCATCCATAACCACGTGGCATTTTTAGTCCGGACCGATGTATGATTTGTCGTTTAATACTGGTCCTGGCTGACAGGCGCTTTTTAAGCGATGGCTTCCGGAATCCGAATTTCACAGTATTTAACCTCCTACTATTTCAGTTCAAGCTTAACGGAGTATTCCTCACGTTTTGCATCCATGGAGAATCCGTCTCCTTCGGTAACGTACCATTTTACTTTGACCCATTTAACGTCTGCTGCATGGCCGCGTTCCAGGAACCAAATGACATTACCTTCTTTAATAACGCCTTCTTCAATTTCTCCACCCAGATGATCGGACACAATCATATCTGCTTGTAATTGCTCACCTGTTGAAGTGATCAACTCAGCTTGGTCGGGGTATGTAGTCCAAAGCTTATCAGTTGTGTTCTCGATCTTGAATTTGATTCCAACTGCTGACGCCGTAAGATTGCTTTCATCATAATCTTTAGGGGCTTGATCGGTAACGACTACTGTCTCAATGCTGGATTTTACACCGTTGAAATCGTCTGACCATTTGGCGTTATCGTAGTACGTCCAGATATCGTCAGGAGATGGAGCTTCTTCTTTTGCTTCTTCTACAACTGGTTCAGCAGCTGGTTCTTCAGCCTTAGCCGTTTCTGCTGCTGGAGCTGCTGTTTCCTCTACCTTGGCTTGCGCTGGGTTTTCGTCCTTAATTGCTGTCTTGTCTGATCCACAAGCTGTAAGTGCTGCTGTAAGCATGAGTGCAGAGAGTAGTAATAAAGCTTTCTTCAA